TTACAGGTACTGATGGTGATGGAACAACTGGTAATGCAACTGTTACTGTTATGTATATGCAGAACAATAGTATTGCAGATGCTGGAAACACACCATAATAATTAATTAGAGGGCCTTCGGGCCCTCATTAATTGGAGATATTATGTTTGAATTTTTAAAAGAAAAAGGCGATGCTTTAAAAAATTTATTTAATAAAGACAAAGATAAAGAAGAAGAAAAAACAGAAGCAATTGTAGATAAAGCAGTTAGAGTTTTTGAAGCTCAAGAAGATTATAAACCTACCGAAGAACAAAAAAAATTAGCTGAAACCGAAAATATTGATGAGATGGAAACTATCAAAGATGTTTTAAGAAAAGAAGAAACTGAAAAAGAAGAAAAAAAAGAAAAAGGATTAGATGAAAAATTAGCTGATATTGAAAAAGTTATATCTGCATTTGGTTCTTCTCAAGATTTAGGTTCTCCAGCTAAATCACCTTTTACAGATAAGAGTTTTCAATTAAATAAACCAATAGACTTTCAAACACAAGTTGCTAAAAACTATGTTGCGCCTTATTTACAACAACCAACTAGCCAAGGCGACAGAATTGCGTTACTATTTGAAAGTTTAAAAAAACAAAATTTAATATAGGAGAAACAAATGGCAGGATCAGATATTCAAGCAAATACTGTTACAACTCAAGGTTCTAATGTTTCAGCTTTTGGTGGACCAACAAGACTTAAAGGTTTTATAATTACACCATCAACTACAGCAGGAACTGTTACTTTTGTAGATGATGCTACAAGTAAATTTACTGTAACAACAGGTGCTAGTGTCGATAGTGGACCTATTAACATAAGTTTACCAGACGAAGGTGTAAAATTTGGAACAGACTTAAAAGTTAATATTTCTGCAAATGGGGCTAGTGGCGTAACTGTATTCTTTGCGTAATGGCTACATCAAACACAGCAACTTTCAATCTTACAGTTAATGACTGTATTCAAGAAGCATTTGATAGAATAGGAGGAGATCCTATTTTAGGTTATGACGTACGGTCAGCTAGACGTAGTTTAAATATTATGTTTAGTGATTGGGCTAATCGTGGTTACAATCAATGGACAGTAGAATTAAAAGATGTAACTTTATCACAAGGTACAACAGATTATACATTAGATTATGATTTAGTTGATATTATAAATGCAAATATTGTAGATAGCGATGGAACAGAATATTCTATGACTAGATTAGGTCTTAATGATTACGCAGCAATATCAAATAAAACTCAACAATCAAGACCAACTCAATTTTATTTACAAAGATTAAATACACCGGTTGTTAAAATTTATCCAGCACCAGATCAAACTTATACTTTAAGATATTATAGAATGAGAAAAATTCAAGACGTTACTGCTTCTACAGTTGATGGCGTTCAACAAAATTTTGATATTCCATTTAGAGCTTTTGAATGCATGTGTGCAGGACTTGCTTATTATATGTCAAAGAAAAGAATAAATATAGATCAAGCTCAAAGAATGGAATTAAAAACAGATTATGAACAAGCTTATACAAGATTAGTTGCTGGTGATGATACGCCTTCTACAAGAATATTACCATCAACGACTAATAGATTTTATACATAATGGCAAATAAATTAGGTGATAGAAGTTCAAGACCTCATAGAGCACCACATAATAAATTTTCTGGTGGTCAATACGCCAGAGCTATATCTGACAGATCAGGATTAGAGTTTCCATATCAAGAAATGGTATTTGAATGGAATGGTTCTTTTGTACACAATTCAGAGTTTGAACCAAAACAACCACAATTAGATTTAATGTATTTTACAGATGCACAGTCTTTACAAGATGCTAGACCTCAAGCTAATTTGTCATCTACTGGAGGTGTTCCAGATCAAATAAACATAATATTTCCACCTACTGGATCTATTCCAGCTGTTGGAATAGCACAAGCAAGCACAAATTTGTTATCAACTGCATTAGGAAGTGTTACAGTAGTAACATGAACATAGAAAAAAAATATGGTGTTATGATCGCAACACCTTGTTATGGCGGTCAACTTACAGAAGCATATCTACATGGAATTTTAAGTACGACAGTAAAAGCACAACAAAAAGGAATACAAGTGCATTTAAATACTATGGGTAATGAAAGTTTAATCACAAGAGCACGAAATACTTTAGTCACACAGTTTTTAGATGCTGATGAAAAAGAACCAGATAGATTTACACATTTATTATTTATAGATAGTGACATAGGATTTTCAGCTGAAAATGTTATAAGATTAGTAGAATCAGATTATGATGTTAGTGCTGGAATTTATCCAAGAAAATCTATTGATTGGAAATCAATACCTAAATTTGTAAAAGAAACAGGTGAAAAAGATTTAGAGGCAAAAGCATTAGGATATAATTTAAATTTTGCAGAACCAGGTAATATAAAAGTAAGAAATGGATTTACAGAAGTTTTAGATGCAGCTACTGGTTTTATGTGTATAAAAAAAGAAGTTTTTTATAAAATGAAAGAAGCTTACAGTAATTTAAAATATACATCAGATCAAATTATTAATAATGAAAGATTTTCAAGTAATAATTGTTATGCATTTTTTGACTGTATTATTGATGAAAAAAGTAATAGATATCTATCAGAAGATTATGCTTTTTGTAGATTATGGCAAAAAATAGGTGGTAAAATCTACGCTGATGTTATTAGCCCATTAACTCACTATGGAACTTATCCATTTAGAGGTAATGTGTGGAATAAATTTAATGTAGAAGGAGCAGATAAAAATGCCAATGACATACAGCAGTCTAAAGACTGATATACAAACTTGGGCTGAAAATACTGGAACAGATTTTAATTCTCAGTTAGATACATTTATTGGTAATACACAAAATAAATTATCAAGAGAAATAGATCCAACTGGTTTTAATCAAAATGTTCAATCTAGCACAAGTATTGGTGATAGATTTATTACATTACCTTCTGCTATAGAACCAATGTTATTGAATTATGTTAATATACTTGTTAATAATGAAAGACAGTTTTTAGAAATAAAACCTTTGGAGTATGTTCAAGAATATTGGCCAAATGCTTCTATAACATCAACACCAAGATATTTTTCTAATTTTGATGATAATACATTATATATTGCACCAACACCAGATGCTGTTTATACTATAGAATTAGGATATCAAGGAAGAATTAATCCATTATCTAATACTAATACAACTAATTGGTATACTGAAAATGCTTCTGATGCTCTTTTATATGGTTGTTTATCTGAAGCAAATCTCTTTACAAAGAACATGGAAGACTATAATATATACAAACAAAAGTATGTCGAAAGTGTGGCTGCTATCAATAACGAAGCTCGTAGAAACAGAAGAACTGACTATAAGTTTCCTGGTAGTCCACTAGGCGAAAACACATTAACTGGAGGACAATAAACATGGCAATATCTCAAGCGATTACAGTGTCGTTTAAACAAGACTTAATGTCGCCTGGCGGAAATTTAGAAGCTCAGACATTAAAGTGCGCACTTTACGACAACACTGCAACTCTTAACCAAAACACTACTGCTTATATTACAGCAAATGAAATATCTGATAGTGGTACAAACTACACAATAGGTGGTGCAACTTTAACTAATGTTGCAATTTCTACTGATGGAACAACTGCAATTTTTGATGCAGATAATGTTTCATTTGCAAATGCAACTATTTCAGCTCAAGCTGCATTAATCTATAATGCAAACAATAGTAATTCTTCTATTGCAGTTTTAGATTTTGGAGGTGTAAAAACTTCTACTAACGGTACATTTGAGTTACAGTTTCCTAACGCTGACGCTACTAACGGCTTAATCAGAATAGCATAAGGAGAAAATCCTTATGGCAAGTACATGGAGCCAAGGTGATTGGAACTTAGGTTCTTGGAATGATGCTGCAACTGGTGCAGCTATAACTGGATTACAAGTAACTTCAGATACAGGTGATTTTACATTTTCTTTAGGCAATGGTGCAGTATTTACTGCTAATGGTATTTCTTTAGGAATTTCAATAAATGATGGTAGAGGTTGGAGTAGAGAAAGTTGGAGTGAAGGTAATTGGAATTCTCCTATTGGTAATATTGTTGCAGGAAGTGGTACAATCTTTATTGAAGATGGACAACAATTAATTACTACTGCTAATAATATAACTGTTACAGCTAGTGCTCCTATAACTATAAGTGGTGAAGAATTAACTACATCTCAAGGTGAAGAAATTGTAACAGGTACAGCATTTTTAACAATGACTGGAGAAGAATTAACAGCTACAGTTAATACTTTTGCTGTGACTGCTAATGGAGCTATAACTATAAATACTCCTACTTTTGAAGCTAATGTAGAATTAGGAACTATTGCAACTGGTACAGCTAATTTAATAGATATTGTAGGAGAACAATTACAATCTAATTTAGGAATAACTACAACTACTTCTGAAAATATAATTCCAATTACTGGAGAAGAATTAACAATTATAGCAAATAATATAACAATAAGCGCAGAACAAATATTATCTATAACAGGTAATGAAGTTACTATTACTTCAGCTAATATAATTCCTAACTCAGAAAATTTTTTATCTATTATTGGAAATCAATCAAATGTTAATGTAACAAGTTTAAAATTTTGGGATCCAATTAATGATAATAATCAAGAAAATTGGACTAATATTCACTAGACAAATGGATACAAATATATATTATTTACAATATATAATATTAGGAGTATAAAGAATTATGCCATCAACTTTTACATCGAGATTAAAACTAGAAAGACAAGCATCTGGAGAAAATTCAGGTAATTGGGGTAATCTAGTTAATTATGTTTTAAACAGAGTTGATGCTTCTGTTTCAGGTTATCAATCTGTTAATGTGGCAGGTTCTGCAAATGTAACTTTAACATCAAATAATTCAACATCAAACACAGATGATTCTACAACAGACGATCAAGTACATAATAAAGTATTAGAATTAACTGGAGCTTTAGGTGCAGATATTCATGTTTTTACTGATGCTGTAGAAGGTGAATATATAATATTTAATAATACTACAGGATCTCAAACTTTAACTTTTTCTAATACAGGTCATGCTGCTAATGGAGTAGTTGTTACTCAAGGAACTAAAAAATTATTATATACAACAGGAACAAGTGTTGTAGATGTATTTGCAGGATCGGGTTTACTTTCAGAAGTTGTTCAAGATACTACTCCTCAATTAGGAGGACAATTAGATGTTAATGGAAATGCTATTGGTAATGGCACAGAAGAATTAATAAAATTTGTAGAAACAGGATCAGCTGTTAATGAATTTACAATTACTAATAATGCTACAGGAAGTAATCCAATTTTATCTGCAACAGGAGGTGATACGAACATCGGAATAGATTTAACGACTAAGGGAACTGGTTTTATTAAATTTAATGATGCAGCTTACAATCCAGAAGCAACATTAACTGATGGCGCAACTATTTCTTGGGATGCACAAGCAGAGCCTGTTGCGAAAGTAACTTTAGCTGGAAACCGAACAATGGCAGCTCCAACAAATGGTGCTACAGGCCAATTTGTTTCTTTACTTGTTATTCAAGATGGAACAGGTGGAAGAACTTTAACATGGAACGCAGTATATGAATTTGCATCTGATACTGCTCCAACATTAACAGCAACTGCAAGTCTTGGAGACTTATTTGTATTTAGATACAATGGAAGCAAATGGCTAGAAGTTGGTAGAAACCTAGCATTAACTTTATCGTAGGAGAATTATGTACGCATTAGTAGAAAATAATCAAATCACTAAATACTTTCAAAACCCTAAAGGTTTTATTTTAAATGACAATCAATATTCAGCAGATATATTTACTAAATGGTCTAAAGAAGAATTAGAAGCTATTGGAATTTATGAAGTTATAACTGATTCAACAAATTACAAAGATACAGCATATTACAATAACACTAACGAACAATATAATTTTGCAAATGGTCAAGTTACTAAATCTTGGGAAACTGCAACTGCTAAAAGATTAAATGATGAAAATGCAGTATATGATAATGGTGATCCTGTATTAGATGATGATGGCAACCAAGTAATTAACTATGGTTTAAAAACTGAAAAGAAAAGAATAGTAAAAGATCAAGCTGCAGAATTACTTGCTAAAACAGATTGGTATGTCGTTAAAGCAACTGAAGTTGCTGATTACACTGTACCTGCAAATATTACAACTTACAGAGCAGCAGTTAGAACTAAATCAAATGAAATGGAAACTGCAATAGATAATGCAGCAAATGTCGATGCACTCAAAGCATTATATGAATATACTAACACAGGAACAGAACAAGATCCTGTGTATACAAGACCTATAGGAGAGTGGCCAGAGGAGGTAATCTAACGTGTTAATAGTTGGAGGAAACCAATCGGCAGCAGGCAGTTATGAGGTTGCTAACTCATGTAGGTTTAATGATGGTAGTTCAGATTATCTACAATGGAATAGTTCTCCAGCTGGTAATAGACAAAAATTTACTTTTAGTGTTTGGTTAAAAAGAACATCATTAGGAACATCAATGATAGCTTCATCTTCTTTTAGTAGTTCAGATGAAGGATATTTCTTTTTTGATAGTAATGATAAATTAACTTGGCAAACTTCAACTACTGGTATGGGTGATTTAAAAACTAAGAGAGTTTTTAAAGATTTATCTGCATGGATGCACATTGTTTTATCTGTGGACACAACTCAATCAACATCAACATCAAGAATGAGATTGTACATAAATGGCTCGGAATATACTTGGGATGAAAATACAACTCAACCAGATCAAAATAAAGAAATTTATTGGAATGTTGGTGGAACTTATTATCCTTATATTGGTCGTAGAAGTGATGGTAATTATTTTGATGGGTATATGGCTGAAATTGTACATATTGACGATCAGCAATTAGATGCAACTAGCTTTGGAGAATTTGACGAAGACACAGGAATATGGAAACCCACTGATGTATCAGGTTTAACCTTTGGTGGTAATACATCTTATTATTTAGACTTTGAAGATAGTTCATCATTAGGAAACGATGTGTCAGGTAATAATAACGATTTTACTGCAAACAACCTAACATCTATTGATCAATCTACTGATACTTGCACCAATAATGCTCCAACATTTAACCCAAATTTTCTTAGTGATGGGACAACAGCTTTTTCAGAAGGAAATTTAAAACTTGTTTCAAGTGGAACTAATGGTGGAGGCTTGTCAACAATCGGAGTTTCATCTGGTAAATGGTATATAGAAGTTAAACAAACAGGAGCTAATGAACCTTTAGGAAATGGAGAAATGCTTATTTGTGTTGTTGGTGATCCTGCAGCTACTAAAGGAACTATAGATAATTATGAAGGTAGAGCTTTTGCTTATGGTATTAGAAATCATAATGGTACTAAATTTGAAAATACTTCTGGCTCTACAAGTTGGCATGGAAACTGGGGAGCTGGAGATATAATTTCGATAGCTTTAGATATGGATAGTAATAACGTTTATTTTGCAAAAAATGGTCAGTATGCTAATGGATCTGGTTCTTGGAACCAAGCATTTACAGGATCTCCAGCTGCTATATCTTTAAGTACAGATAAAACATTTTATTTTATAGGAGTAGGTCATGCTCATAGTTCGGCAACAGGAACATTTGAATTAAATGCTGTTTCTCCATCTTTTACAATCTCATCAGGAAATAGTGATGAGAATGGTTATGGAAATTTTGAATATTCTGTACCATCAGGATATTATGCACTTAACACAAAAAACTTAGCGGAGTATGGATAATGGCTTTTAACAAGTTAAAAGGAATATAAATATGGCTTACACAGATATAGACGACCCAACAGCATACTTTCAAACCAAACCTTACGCAGGAGATGGCACAACAAATAATGCACAAACTTTTGATGGTAATACAGATATGCAACCTGATATGGTATGGTTTAAACGAAGAAGTGGTGGAGCAAATCACTTTTTATATGATTCTGTAAGAGGTGCTAATAGATCACTTGTACCTAATGATACTGATGCTGAAGCTACTAGTGGAGAACAAACTACATATCTTACAAGTTTTGATAGTAATGGTTTTACACTTGGAGATGATGTAGATAATGTTAATGCTTCTGGTAGCACTTATGTACTTTGGGGTTGGTTAGCTGGAACATCTGTATCTGGTAGTACAACAGGCTCTGGCACTGCACAATCTTACACTGCATCAGTTTCAACAACAGCTGGTTTTTCTATAACAGCATTTACTGGAAATGGCACTGCAAATCATACTATTCCACATAACTTAGGTGTTGCACCAGATTGGTTTATTATAAAAAAAAGAATTGGAACTGGTGATTCAACACCTAGAGATTGGAATGTGTATCATAGCAGTTTAGGAAACACTAAAAGAATTGCTTTGAATAGTACTGGTGCTGTTAGCACATCTAGTGAATATTGGAATGACACAAGTCCAACTTCTTCAGTAGTTAATTTAGGAACTAATGATCAAATAAATGGAAATAATAATACTTATATAATGTATGCGTTCGCAGAAAAAAAAGGATTTAGTAAGTTTGGAAGCTACGTTGGTAATGGAAGTACAGATGGAACATTTGTTTATACAGGATTCAAACCTGCTTGGGTTATGTGTAAGAGAACTGATAGTACAGGAGTTTGGTTTATATGTGATATAAAAAGAGTAGGTTTTAATGGAAGACCAAATAATACAGCTACAGTTGGAAATCCAGAATTATCAGCAAATGATTCAAGAAGTGAAGCTGCTGGAAATACTAATATTATGGATATATATTCAAATGGCTTTAAGTTAATTTCAAGTGGTGGAGAAATTAATGGTTCTGGTGCATCATTTATCTACATGGCATTTGCAAATAATCCATTTGTTACAAGCACTGGAATACCAGGACTAGCTCGATAAGAAATAAATAGATTTTTTGTAGTTTTGTTATATAATTTTTGTTATGCCATTAACTCAACTTAATTTTCTACCTGGTTTAGACACCGAAAACACCGAAACTGGTGCAGAAGGTAGATGGACTGATTGTGATAAGATTAGATTTAGAAAAGGTTTACCTCAAAAAATAGGCGGTTGGACTAAATTTAGTGAAGATTATTATGTAGGAAGACCTGCAGATATTGCTTCTTGGATTAGTTTAGATGGTACTCGTTATCAATCAATTGGCACAGATAGAAAAGTTTATGCATATCAAGGTGGAACTAATCAAGATATTACACCTATTAGACAATCTAATAGTTTAACTTCTGTATTTACTACTACTGATACTAGCTCTAATGTAATAATTAATCATACTGCACATGGAGCTATATTAGGTGCTTTTATAACTATATCTAATGTATCAGCAAATGTAGGAGGTATTACTACTACTGATTTAGAAAATGAATTTGAAATTGTTGCTATTAATAATACTGACGCTTATACAATTACAACACCTGGAACTGCCACATCAACAGTTACTGATACAGCTAACGCTGATATATCATATCAAATAAATATAGGTCCTAGTATACAAACTTTTGGATATGGTTGGAACTCAGGTTCATGGTCAGCAGAAGCTTGGAATGAACCACGTTCTACTTCTGAAGTTACACTAGATATGAGACAGTGGTCATTAAATAATTGGGGAGAAGATTTAATTTTAACTCAAAGAGATGGAGCTACTTATGAGTGGAACGAATCAGGAGGTATGACTGACAATAGAGCTACACTTATTGCTAATGCTCCTACAGCTTCTACTTTATCAATAGTATCTACAGAAACTAGACATTTAATTTGTATGGGAACAGAGACAACTATAGGAACATCTAGTACACAAGATAAACTATTTATAAGATGGTCAGATCAAGAAAATTATAATTTTTGGACTCCTAACGTAACTAACTCAGCAGGGTCACAAAGAATTGCAGGTGGTAGTGAAATAAGATCAGCTATACCTGCAAAAGGAACTATACTTGTATGGACAGATACAGCACTTCAATCGATGTCTTTTATTGGTCCACCTTTTATATTTGGTTTTCGTCAACTCGGTAATGACTGCGGAACCGTTGGATTAAATAGTGCAATTGTAATAGATGACGTAGCTTACTGGATGGCCGATGGCCAATTCTTTAGATTTGCAGGTGCTGTTCAAGAAATACCTTGTCCTATATTAAATCATGTTTTTGATAATATAAATAAAACTCAATACTCTCAAGTTTATGCTGGACAAACTTCTGACTTTTCTGAAGTGATTTGGTATTACTGCTCAGCTTCATCTAATTTTATAGATAAGTATGTAATTTATAATCATTTAGAAAATAGTTGGTATTTTGGTAATTTATCAAGAAGTACATATATAGATAATGGAGTAGAGCAAAATCCTTTAGCTACTCAGTACTTATCTAATTCTACTGCGAATACATATTCAACTATATATGGTCTCACTGCTGGAAGAAGTTTAATCTATCGTCATGAAGATGGTGTTGATGCTGATGGTTCTGCGATCACTTCTTATATAGAATCAGGTGATGGAGACATTGCTGATGGAGAGAATTTTAGTTTTATTAATAAAGTTATACCAGATTTTAAAAATCAAACTGGAAATGCTAATATAACTATATCTACTAGAGATTATCCTAATAGCTCTAAAACTACAGGAGAAACCATTACAGTATCTAATACAACATCGTTTTATAATACAAGAACAAGAGGAAGACAATCTTCCATTAAAATAGAAAGTGACGAATTAGGTAGTAATTGGCGATTTGGTACATTAAGAATCAATATAAGACCTGATGGAAAAAGATAAATATAAGATTAGACAAGCTCGTATTGATGATGCTGTACGTATTCGAGAGCTTTTAAAGACTTGGCTTCCAGAATCACCTTATAACTTTGGTAATGTAAATAATAAGAAATTACTTGATCATATTATATTTTACATTAGAAATAGTTTTGTTATAGTAGTAGAATATGAAAATGTTATTGTAGGAACTATGGCTGCTGCTATAGATGAAACATGGTATAGCGACAAAAGATTTCTTAGAAGTCTATGGTTACATGTTAATCCTAAATATCGTAATTTTCATATCTTTAGAGCTATAATGATAGTTTTTAAAGAATACGCACAAAGTAAAAAATTAACTGCTTTATGCGAAATAACTCAAGGTAAAGACGTTGAAAGAAAACATAACGCCTTTATTAAATTAGGATATAAAAATATCGGAGGAACATATATAATCAATGGGTAGTCTTTTTAAACCATCAACAACAGTAGTTCAAGCGCCAAGTCAACAAACAGTTACTTCGCAAATACCAGAATACTTTAAAGAAATTCAAGAACGTACATTAAGAACAGCTGAAGATGTTTTTACTCAACCTTATCAAGGATACACTGGTCAACGTGTAGCTCAAATAAGTCCACAAGAGCAACAAGTTTCTGATGTATTTACTAATCAAATTTTACCACAAGCAGGTCAGTTAGCACAAATTGGACAACAAACTTTTGATACTGCTACTATGCAACAGTATATGAATCCATATCAAAATGCAGTTATACAATCTACTTTATCTGATTTAGGAGAAGCTTATGGTCAGCAAGAAAGATCAATGGCGGCAAGAGCAATTGGAGCAGGAGCTTTTGGTGGATCTAGAGAAGGTATTGAAAGAGTTTTAGGTAGAGAAAGATATTTCGATCAAGTTGCTGATACGTCAGCTAGATTAAGACAAGCTGGTTTTGAATCAGGCGCACAAAGATTTGCAGCTGATCGTGCTGCTCAATTAGGTGCTGCTCAAGCACAATTATCAGGACTTGCTGGTGCTGCAGCAGGTTTAGGTCAAGCTGGAAGTTTACAAAGAGGAATAGAACAAGCTGGATTAACTGAAGCTTATAGAGATTTCATTGAAGAAAGAGAATACCCTGCTGGTCAAGTAAGACAAATGATTGGTGCTTTAGCAGGTGCACCTATTAGAACTTATGGAGAAGAAAGATCAGCGATGGTAGGAACACCGGTCGGTTCTCCAAGTCCATTTGCACAAATACTTGGTGCAGGTCAAGCTTTTGCTGCAATGTCAGATATTAGAGCTAAAGAGAATATCCAATTAGTTGGTCAATCTCCTAGTGGAATTAATATTTATAACTTTAAATATAAAGGTGATGATGTAACATACCAAGGTGTTATGGCACATCAAGTACCAGAAGCTTCTATGGTAAATGACGATGGTTACTTAATGGTCGATTACTCTAAGATAGATGTTGAATTTAAAAAGGTAAATTAATGGCAGAAGATACAGAAAAAGTTGAAGTTAAAGTAACTGGTAAAGCTTTTGATTCTGAATTAGCTAAAAAACTTCTTGATGAAAGAACTGCAGAGGCAAAAGGTAATGTAGATCAGTATGAAGATATAGAAGATTTAGAGGCAGGTAAAAAGAAAGATAGTGGATTTAAAACTTTTGTAAATAGTGTAGGAGAAGCTTTTACAAACATTGCTGAAGGTGCTGAAAAAAAATTAGAAACTGTCTATGATGACCGTGAAAAAAGAATGATGTTTCTTTCTGGTCTTAATACTTTAATTGATGCATCTTCATACACACCTATTACTCAAGCTAAATCACCAATTGGTACTATAGCCGGGGGTCAGAAGAAAGGATTTTTAGAATCAGAAGCTGTAGAAACTAAAAGAAAAAAACAAGATATAGACATTATCAAAGCACAAGCAGGGTTACAAAAAGCATTGAAAGGTGAGCCACCTAGAATTAGAGGAACTGTTGATGAAGCTATATTAAAACTTTATCCAGATTTTCAAAAAAGATACAGAGATAAAAAACAACAATATGGCGCACTTGATCAAAGATATATAGAATTATATAAATTAGCTCAAAAAGGTTTTGAAGCACCAACTGGTTTAGTATCAGAGTTTCTAACACCATTCGAAAAAGTATTTTCAGAACTAGGCTTATCAGAAAAATATGAGGATCTTAAAAAAAATGTATCTGGCTTAGAAACTGGTCAAGATTTATCTGCTTCAGATAAAGTTGCTTTTAAAGATTTATTTTCTGCAGCAACTAAAGCAGCGATAGTTTCACAAGTTAAAGACTTATATCCAGCTTCTGATAAAGATATTCAAGTTTTGTTAAGTACAATTGGAGACGTAGGTACTAACCCACAAGCTTTAAGAAAACTTGTTGCTGCTCAAAAAGCTATGATGGAAATAAATGAAAAAATTCCAGAATTTGCAAAAACAGAAGCATTTACAAATAAAGACATAGAATTTGAATCTGTTGCAAATGAAAAGGCAGCACAAGCTTTAGCTAATGAACTTAAAGATAAAGTAAGTAGTGAATCTCTTGTAGAATTATTTGGTACAGCAGAAGAAGCAAATCCATTTAGAATTATAAACGCTTATTACTATCAACAACTAGCACCAGATTTTAAAGAAGGTCCTGTAGATTATTTTCAAACTTATAAAACAAGTCAAGTAAATAAAGAAATGCAAATTCAAAATATAATTCAAAATAAAATTAATGAAGATTTATTTAATCCACCAGAATAATGGCAGAGCTTTCGATACAACAAAAAGATGTTTACAATGAACTTATTGCTAATGGTCTTGATGAAAAAACAGCAGAGGGATTAGTTACTGGTGCAATAAATAAAGATGAATATCTAAGAGAAAGAACTACTAAACAACCTGTAAATACTAAAAAAGAAGCTCTTGCTAAAGAGGGTTTTGATTTTGATTTAATAGAAAACACTACTCAAAAAGTAAAACAAAAAACTGAAGATTTTGATGATCTAAACATTATGGGTTTAGATGAAACTCTTGGATATTACATGCCTGATAAGAGTGAAGTTTTCAATATGTATGGTATTAGAACTAATAAGGAAGCACCATCTGATGTTCGATATAAATTAAGTTTTGGACTTAATGATCCAGGTTTTCAAGTACAAGCAGCTAAAAAACTTTTAGCACAAAATCTTATTGACGAAGGTATGGATAAAGAAACCGTGGATCAATATAAAGATAAAATTGTAGTCAAGAATCAATCTGTAGGTGCAGGTAACGATCAATATCAAGGTTTAGTTTTTTCTATTCCTAAAGAATTAGGTGGTGATGGTTATTTATATACATTTAACAGACCGGGTTTTGATACTTCTGATTTACAAGGATTTGCTGGAGATGCTGCAGTTATTACAGCAAGTATAGCTGGAGGAACAATAGGATCTGGTTTAGGTCCTGTTGGAACTGTTGGTGGTTCAGGATTTGCAGCAGGTACTGCAGAATATTTTAGATTACAAACTGGAAGAAAATATGGAATGTTTGATGATATGAAAGAGGAAGAGTTTGATAATCTTGCATTTAATCAAGCTCTTAAAGTAGGAGCTATTGATGCTGCTGCTACAGCTTTATTTTTACCACTAGCTAAAGTTATTAAACAACAAGTATTTATGGCTGGATCAGATAGATTATCAGGAGATACAGTTGGTAAATTTATAAAATCAGGCGGATCTCTAGATGAGGGTATGTCTAAAACTATAAATGATGCAAAAAAAGTTTTAATGAATGCTGGAGTAGATGAAAAAGCTGCTGATGAATATATTGCAATAAGTGTTGCTAATGCTATTCCCGAATCAGGAATTATTACAAAGGGCGGAGTTGCAGAAAAAGCTTATGTTAATGCATTAGAATCAGCAAATAAAAGAGTACAAAATTTAGATATAGAAAAGAAAATATTAAAAACTACAACAGGTCTTGATGATATAGATGCTAAAACAAGTGACAACATTGTAGAAAATATTAGAAAGAATGTAAAAAATATTAGAGAAGATGAACTATTTGCATCTGATAAAGGTGTTAGAAATTCTTTTGCTAATATGCAAAAAAATAAAGACAATATATTTAAAACACCTGAAGTAAATCAAATTGATAAAATGGGAATAGTATTTAATGAAGTAAATGAAAGAATAAATTCAAGATTAGGTATACTTCAACAAAAAATTATATCTGCTGGTAAAAAAAATCAATTTAAAGTTGACATAGAAACTAATGAAATGAATAAAGTTTTAAGAAATATATTTAATGAATATGATTTAACTGCTAAGAAAAAATTACCTAAAGAAATACCTACAGGTAAAAAAGCTAGAGCTCAATATGAAAAACAAAAAATGATGAATGAATTTGTAGATTTTTTAGATCAAAATGGAGGACAATTTGGATTAGTAAAAGATCAGTTGAAAATTTTAAAAGGCGGTGTTAACAGCATGGAAAATTTAAGTTTTAATAATGCTTTAGCAATTAGACGAGCTTTAAGAAATTTAGATCAAGCAGAGATGTTACCAAAAGGTTCAGCAGATGCTGTAAGAAAATTAAAAGGAGTTTTTGATGATGCAATAGATGATGCTGTTTCAGGTAATAAAAACACAAAAGCTTTAATAGATGAATATGATGATTTATTATTTAATTATAAAAATAGTTTTTTAAGTAGATTAGCAGATGAAATTGGATATGGTCCTAAGCCACAAGTAGTAAGGAAAGCTTCTCTTACTGGTACTGGTAAAAGTGTATTTGATCAAATGATTGATTCTGGTAAAGAAGGTTTAAATAATGCTGAAAGATTAGGTAATTTAATAAATATGAAACAATTTAATTTTTCACAATTAAATAAAATTAAAGGTTCTTTATATCAACATTATTATGACAATGTTTTACCTAAAGCTGTTGGTGAAAAAGGTAAAATGACACATAAAGCTTTTATTGATAAGTATGGAAAAAATTACAGATTAATTTTAGGTGATGATTTATATGAAAAATTTTCTAAAAGTAATCAAACAGTAGTAGAATTGTATGACAATTTAGTAAAACAAAACGCTGATATAGTAAACACAGTTTCAAAAGAATTACCATCTTTAAATGTTAATCTTTTAGATAAAGGAACAGGTACTGCTATAGCAGATGAAATATTTAGATTAGGAGATAGATTTGATATTACTCCTTTAATAAAAAGATTATCAAGACAATCAAATCAATTAACAACTGATATAAGAAAACTTTATTTACAAAAGATGATGAATAGTGTTAAGACTAAAGTACCAGGTACTAATTATAGAGGTCTTAATGGAAATTTATTAGATGATTTTTTAACTGAAAATAATGGTGTTTTAAATAGTTTATATGGTAAAGAGTTTGTAGATTCATATAGAAAAATTGCAAAAGTTTTAAAATTAGTTCAAGAACCAGAATTAGCAGGAGCAGGTAAAGAAGGTTTAACTGCAGCAGCAAATAAAGCAGGTTTATTTATAGATATTTTTGCTGGTCCTCTAAACCATAAAAGATTAATTGTTAATAGATTAGGTCGTATATACGATGGTATGAATTTAGGCGGAGATAGCCTTAGATTATTAAGTGATTATAGGTTATTTACAGAAGGAGTAAAAAAACAATATCTAGCTGGTAATTATCCAAGATGGTTAGATACTCTTGGTAAAAGTAAAAAACCTAAAGATAAAGCTCTTTTTAAAAGAGTGTTACAAGCTTTACAACCACCTAGAAAATTATACGATTTAAAAAGTAATCCATTATATGCTAAAGAATATATGGAAGATAAAATTACAGAAACAGTTCAAGGACAAGATGTTCCTCCAGGTTCACCAGATGTATTTACACCAATAGATGCAGTTGTTAATAAAATTATTGGAAAAACAGGTGCAACTATACCTAAATACTTAGATAAAAATTTAACTCCTAAAATAGAAAAATTAATTAGAGCCTTTAAATTAGGTGGTAAAATTCAAGACAAAGATTATGAAAGAGAAGAATTTGAAAAGAAACTTGAAAAATAGTACAGCACAAGAAGCTCACACTAGATTAGATAGTCACGAAAAGTTATGTCGTATAATGCAAAAACAAACTCACGATAAAATAGAAGGATTAGCAAATCAAATTGCTAGATTGGAGAAAATATTAATTGGAGCAGCGGGCCTTATTATAACTGGCCTAGCCACAGCGTTGCTTCATTTATTAAGTGCGTGATTAAAAAAAATAAAGGTTGTCTTTGTGAAAATTTAGCGGTAGTCTGGTTACAAGAACAAGGTTACTATGTATATAAAGGTTGTCAAACTCAATCACCTATAGATATTATTGCAGTAGATCCTAAGACTTTAAAAAGCTCTTATTTTGATGTAAAACATGTAGGTCGTAGAAAGGATGGAAGTATTATTTCTAGAGTGCCGAGGATCAAAGATCAAAGAGTTCAAATTTTGAGTGTAGACTTAGAACAAAAAAAGTGTAGAATAGTGCCTAGAAGGAGTGCTGTATGGAGTTAAGAAAAAAAACAGATTCAATAATAATACATTGTGCTGCAACTAAGCCATCAATGGATATTGGCTATAATGAAATAAGAAAGTGGCACGTGGATCAAAATGGTTGGGACGATGTAGGTTACCATTTTATTATAAGACGTAATGGTAAATATGAAAAAGCTAGACCTGAAGGATATTCTGGAGCACATGCGCCTTCTCATAATTCAAGAAGCATAGGTATCTGTTTAGTAGGTGGAATGGCAGAAGATGGAAGTGCTGAAAATAATTTTACTCTAGAACAATTTTTAACTTTAAAAGATTTAGTAAATATGATAATGGACAAATATTCAGACATAACTGAAATTCTAGGTCATTGTGATGTTCAAGAAAACAAACCTAATTGTCCAGGCTTTAATGTTAAAGAATGGTTAAACAAGGAGGCTATTAATGTGGCTTAATATTGCAAGTAAGCTTGTCCCGGGAATGATTAAGACTGGAATGAAAATTGCAGCTAATCGAAGACAAGCAAAAGAATTTGAATCCATGGCTGAAATGAAACACGCTGAAAGGATGGCCAATGGAGAATTGGAATATAAAAAAGAAGTTATTAAAAATAATCAACAGGGATGGAAGGACGAATTTGTCCTTATTTTGGTTTCCGCTCCTGTTCTTATACTGGTTTGGTCTATTTTTTCTGACGATCCAGAAATACATGCTAAATTAAAATTGTTCTTCGATCAATTTAATAATATGCCATATTGGTATCAAGCATTGTTTATTGGTGTAGTTTCAGCTATTTATGGATTGAAAGGAGCCGACATAATTAAAAGAAAATAATATGGAGTGTTTAAGGTGGATTATCGGTTTACAGCAATTCTTATTATACTCATGTGCTTGCTTGCATTTTTCGGCGGACCGCCTAGATAAATAATTCTTTCCAATTATCACCTGTTATTTGATCAGCTAACTTTTTCTTATTACTTAAAGTTTTAAGTATCTTTTCATCAATAGTTTTAGGACAAACAAAGTCTATATATAAGACTTTATCTTTTTGACCTATTCTATGTGCTCTATCTTCTGACTGTAATCTAACTTCCATATCATAAGTATTATTAAAATAGATAACTGTCTTAGCATTAGTTAATGTTAAACCATAACCTCCAGTTCTAGGTTGGCCTATAAAATATTTAATCTCTCCTTTTTGAAACTTCTCAACTATTTCTTGTCTTACTTCTGATTCTGTCTCTCCATAATATGTTGCAACTTTACTTGCTCCATATTTTTTAGCTAAAGTATCACGAATCATTTGTATCGTTCTTCTAAATGTAGCCCATATAATTACACCACCTTGTGTTTCTTCAAGCACGTCTAATAGTTCATCTAGTCTAGGATTAGTACCTTGGATAATTTCTTCAGTTCCATCGTCAAATTTAATAAATCCACATAATATCTGCTGTAAACGTAGAATTCGTGTGATAATAAGAGGTGCAGTCACTAATTTAGACTGTTCTAGCTCTAGTATAGCACGTTTTTTAAGTTGGTTGTACATGAGCTTCTGAGCAGGCGTCATGTCGATTTGTCTAATAGTTCGTACTTTTGGTGGTAAATCTAAGCATTCTTCTTTAGTAACTCTGAAACTATGTTTATCTAAGATAGATTGTAATTCTTCTAATCTTTGGTAACCAGTAATTTCGTCAAAACTATGAGTTGATACTCGTCTTCTTCTAATTACACAAAAAGTATTTCTATATGCATAGAAACTTGCTTGTAGAATATACTCATCTAAAAAATTTATTTGAGCCCATAAGTCTAGTGGACCTTGGGTCACTGGTGTACCAGTTAATATTCTTCTATATTTTGCAAGACGACCTAATTTAAGACAAGCTTTAGTTCTTCTTGCTGTTCTATTTTTAATATTTGTACTTTCATCTATACAGAAAAAAGCTTTACTT